ATTCAAGCAATAGCAAAACAAGGCAGTAAAACAAAAATTACTTTTACATCTCAAAGACGTGGTTGGGATAGAAAAGCTATCAAAATGGGTTTAAAACCTTCAACATGGGAATTTACACTTTAAGGAAGCAACATGAAATTATTTGGTTATGATTTAGGCTACAACAATTCATTTAAAGACAAAATGTATTGGCTTATCACAGGATTTATGACTCGTAATGGGTTTATGTTATGGGGTGGTGGAGGTAGTCCACAACAACAAACAACAACTTCTGGTATTGACCCATCCATGAGACCTTTTGTTGAAAGAGGTTTATCAGAAGCTCAAAGATTATACGAAACATACACACCACAATACTATCAAGGTCAAACATTTGTAGGTCCATCTGCACAAACAGAATCAGCATTAAATATGGCAGAACAAAATGTTAGAGCTACTACACCTGTTATGAATGAATTAGTAGGTCAACAAAGAAATGTATTAGGTGGTCAATATTTAGGTCCTAATCCATATCTTGAAGCTGCTTTAAAACCTGCACAAGACTTAGCTGCAAAACAATATTTTGACGCTATCAATAAAACAAGAAGTAATTTATCTGGCGCTGGGCGTTTAGGTTCAGGCGCACAAGTTCAATTAGAAGGTTTAGCAAGTGAAAATTTAGCTAATGCTTTGGTAAATCAAGCAGGTAATGCAGCATATCAAAACTATGCTACAGAACGTGGTTTACAAGAAAATACAGCTAGATTTATTCCACAACTTTTACAATCAACATATACACCTTCATCACAATTATTAAATGTTGGTCAAGCACGTGAAGATTATAGTAATAGAGCTTTACAAGCAGATATTGATCGCTTTAACTTCTCACAAAACTTACCATACCAAAGACTTGCACAATTTACATCTACAGTAGCAGGTCAACCATTAACTACTACATCAACAACAACAGGTAGTGGTGGTGGTAAGATTGTATGTACAGCTATGAATGCTGAATATGGCTTTGGTAGCTTCCGTAATGCTATTTGGTTAGCACAATCTAAAGACTTAGACCCAGCATACGAAAAAGGTTATCACACTCTATTCTTACCATTAGTAAACTATGCTTACAAAGCAGGTGAAAAGAATACCCTACAACGCATTTTAAGGGGTGTTTTAGAGCATATCGCAAGACATAGAACTGCTGATATATGGAAACAAAAAAGAGGTAAAAAACGTGATAATTATGGCATGATTTATCGTGCTATCTTAGAACCAATCTGCTATGTAGTAGGAAAGGTAGGCAAATAATGAGTGATCCAGTAACAGCAGCAATGGTAGGAGCTGGTGTAAGCGGTGGTACATCTTTGCTTAGAGGAAAAAGCCTAGGCTCTTCTCTACAAAATGCAGCATTAGGTGGTGTATTAGGTGGTGGTGGTAGCTATTTAGGTGGTCTTGTAGGTGGTGCTGGTGGAGCTACAACAGGTAGCGCAGTTCCAGGAAGCATTGGTACAGAACTTGTATTTAATCCAGCTACAGGCACATATTTAAACCCATCATACTTTGCAGGTGCTACATCTAGTATGCCATTATATACAGGTGGTGGTAGTGCATTATCTCAAATAGGCACAGGATTAAGTTCTTTAGGTAGCAAGATTATGCCAGGTGATGTTCTTATGAGCAATCCATTAGGATATGGCAAATTAGCATTAGATACTTATGGTGCTATGAATCAATCACAAGCTCCATTACAACCATCTCCAATGTTAAGCGCACAACAACTTATGGGTCAACAAGGTGCAGCTCCCATTCCACAATTTAACAGCATGGCACAATTACCAAGAAAACCAATTTACATAGGATAAATCATGGCATTATTTGATAACAACCCAATACAATCACTTTTTGCACCAGTAAAATCTAGCATAGGTGGCTTGTTTGAAGGCATGACACCTTTTGGTAGCACTATACCTAGTGGCATATTAACAGAAGATCAAGAAGCTAAATTACGTAATCAAGCATTAGTACAAGGATTATTAGGAACTGCTGCTACATATCTAGCTACACCTAAAAACTTAAATGCAGGTTCACCATTACCATACATAGGTAAAGCTGTTTTAGGTGGTATGGGTGCATCTCAAGACGTAATAGATAGAGCTATTAGAGCAAGATTATTAGCTGGTAAAGACGATAATATTAGAACTTATGAAAAAGATAGACAAAAAATTACTGAACAATACAATCCTATGACAAAAAAATGGGAAGTATTAGGCACTTCTGCATTAGATGCTCCTAAAGAAGCAAAAATAGAACCTGCTTATACTGGAGATTTTGCTAATGTTGCATCTAATCTTTATCCAAATATTGACCCATTAACATTAAATGACCAACAAAGAAAAAATGTTTTTGATGCAGTTGAAAGATTGAAAAAAGCTGGTGTTGAAGCTAGATTAGCAGCAGAAATGCCTTTAAGAACACAAGAAGCTGAATATAATATTGGTAAACCTAAACAATCAATCCCAGTAACTGTTGGTGGAAAAACATATTACTTTAAAGACCAAAATTCAGCAAACGCATTTAGACAGAAAGCAGGTATTAAATAATGGCTACATTAGATGAATTAGCAGCACAATTTGGTGGAAGTTCTCAACCATTTGATATGCCTCTAGAAGCTCCAGAAGGTATCAGAGTGCCTTGGCAAGGATTGCCACCAAAAAAAGCAGATGAAGCGCGTTTAAGAGCAAGTGAACAAGCACGTAAAAAAATTGAAGAAAATGCAAAAGTAGTTCAGCAAGGTGCTAATGTTCTTCAAGATATGGAAACATTTGGAGCATTAAATCGTGGAGCTAGAACTGGTGAATGGTACACAGGTATTCAACCAGGATTTTTAAAAGGCTCTGCTGAACAAGAAATGGAGGCTATTACATCAAGATTAGCACCAGGACAACGTATAGAAGGTTCTGGCACTACATCTGATAGAGATATTGCAATGTTTGTAAAAGCAGTTCCATCTATAGATAAAAAAGGTGATGTTAATCAAGCTATCAGAGAAAACTTTGCTAAACAATATGATAGATCAAGAGCAAAACTACAGTATTTACAAGACTATTATGATAAATATGGTCACTTAAATGGTGCTGATACTTTATGGGAAAAAGAAAAAGAAAGATATTTATCACAACCACAAAATACTGCACAACCTATGCAAGAACCAATGACACAACAAACTCCACAAGAACAACCATCTTATAAAGGTTTAAAGGTTAATCAAAAAGTAAATGGTTGGAAATACTTAGGTGGTGACCCTAACGACCAAAATTCTTGGAGCAAATAACTATGGCAGCAAAAAACCCATGGGAAATGTCTTGGAAAGAAGATACTGCAGCTACTAAAAGTGAGCAAGGTGCTTCTCCTTGGACAATGAATTGGCAAGAAGAAAAAGCAAAGCCTACACAAAAACTATCAGCAATTGAGCAAATTAGAACAGGTAATTTCCCTGCTGCTGAAAGATTTAGAGCTGCTTATGCACAAATGCCAGAATATCTACAAGATCCTTATTTAGGATTAAGTACAAGTAATATTGGAAAAGTAACTGCTCAGATGTTTCCTGGAGTTACTAAATTTATCAGTCAAACAATACCTGAAAAATTAATGCAAAGTGCTTTAAAACCTACTCAAAAACAATTGGAAAGTGGTAAAGCAGCTACAGCAGTTAAAACTATGCTAGAAGAAGGTATTAATCCAACTCAAGTAGGTGTTAAGAAATTAGAAAATAAGATTACAGATATTAATAATCAGATTGTAAATAAAATTGGCTCATCTACAGGAACTGTAAGTAAAACTGATGTTCTAAAATACTTAGATGATATAGAAACTAAAAAACTTAAACAAGTTAATCCATCTGATGATATATCTGCTATCAATAAAGTAAGACAAGAATTTATGGCTTACAATCAACCTATTATTAAAACTACAAGTCAAACTATTCCTGTGCAATTAGCTCAAGAGTTAAAACAAGGTACATATTCTGCGTTAAAGAAAAAATATGGTCAACTTGGTTCTACAGAAGTAGAAGCTCAAAAAACATTAGCACGTGGATTAAAAGAAAAAGTAGGTGAAGCAGTACCTGAAGTTGTTGGACTTAATAAAAAAGAATCAGAACTTATTGATACATTAGATGTTGTTGAGCGTAGAGCATTGATGGAGCTTAATAAAAATCCTGCAGGTCTTGCATTATTAACAGAATCACCTCAACAGTTTGCTGCATTTATGGCAGATAAAAGTGCTTTGTTTAAATCATTACTTGCTAGAAGTCTTTATAATTTAAATAAAGTATCACAGCCAGTACAAGGTCTTTTAAATACACCTCAAGCAGCTAGAGGTGCAAGTATATTGTCACCATATATAGAGGAATAGAAATGAGTGATATTGACCCATTCAAATATGGACAACTTGTAGCTCAAGTTGAGCAAATGGAAAAAAAGATAGATAAGTTAGAACAAGGCATGGATGAACTTCTAGCATTAGCTAATCGTGGTAGGGGTGGATTTTGGGCTGGTATGACTATAGCATCATTTTTAGGTGGTTTAGCTACATTCTTTATGCACAACATATTAGGAAAATAATATGAAAAACTTTCTTATGGGTATTACTTTAATACTCTTATGGTTATTTTTATATGACTATGCGTATGGAAAAGAACTACCCAAAGAAATGTCAATGGCTACAGAAACTGGTGAAGTAGTATTAACACTAGAAGAATGTACGTTTACTAAAATGGGTTTACGTGGCTATCCTTATGCTGCGTATGCTACAGATAAAGGTCATGCTAATCACGAAGGTTGCTGGAAGAAAGAATCTGTAAACAATATGGAATCAGTATTAATTTACTTTCCAGAGATAGATGCAACAGCAGTATATAATCCACAACTATTTAAACCACGTTCAACACTATGACATTCATAACTGAAAATAACATAGCCAATCTATATTCAGCGCTTATAGAGTTTCCTGTATTTGACGAATATAAATTACCACCAGCATCTAAAGTAGATTTCGTAGTAGTGCATGACGATAGTATATGTGGACAATATGAACCACCTGAAGCTGGTGAACCTCATGTTATCACTATATCTACAGCTAAATGTGGTCATTTAGATACAGTATTAAAGACCCTAGCACATGAAATCATACACATGATATGCTATTTAGAATCACCTAAAACAGATAAATATACTAGCCATAAAGGTTTATTTTTAAAACTACAAAAGAGAGTAGCTAACACACTTGGCTACGATCCTAAAGAACTATAAGGAGTATTATCATAGACCCAATTACTATACTAGCAGCATTAGGACCATTAGCAGTAGATTTAGGTAAATCACTTATCAACAGATTTGTAGCACCTGACCAATTTAAACCTGCAACCATAGAACAATATGCTCAAATGAAACAAATTGACCTAGAGTTCTTTAAGGTTATGAATGAAGCTGGTGGTGGTAATCCATCTTATCCATGGGTAGAAGCTATTGTAAGACTCATGCGACCATCTATAGGTTTATTAGTATTAGCAACATGGGCAGCTATGCACTTACAAGGTATTGCAACACCAGAAGTAGATAACTTTGCTAGTGCGGTTGGTTTCTATCTCTTTGGGGAACGTAGTTTATTCTACATTAAAAAGAAATGATAGTCTTAGACATACTTAACTTTATTGGTTTAGCCATACTTAAACTTATTGTAGTTTCATTGCTATTCGTAGCTATGGGATTCTCTATTTTATTTATGTATGCTATGCAAATCTTAACTAAAGCACTTACACATATTGACAAGAATGTTAATTGAAGTAAAGCGGTTTGAGTTTAAAGATACACATACGATAGGCAAGATGTACATAAATGGTGTATATGAATGTTATACGCTAGAAGATGTAGTCAGAAATGGCAGTAAAGTAATAGGTAAGACTGCTATCCCTACCGGTGAATATAAAGTGATTATAGACGCATCTGTACGCTTTAAACAAGATATGCCACATATACTAAACGTTCCTAACTTCACAGGTGTTCGTATTCATGCTGGTAATACTTCAGCACATACAGACGGATGTATCTTACTTGGCACAACATGGTCAGGTAAAGACTTTATAGGTAACTCTAAGTCAGCTTATAAGAAATTCTTTGACAAACTAAAACAAGCTAAGACAGCAAAAATTATCATATGTTAGATTACTTTATCTGCGATATTCTTTGCGCTATAGATCACTTTAAATATGTTTTCTTATTGATTATCATGTATTTAGTGTATAATAAAGTATCTCAACACTAGGAGAGTTACTTGAAGATACTACTTTTAGATATAGAATGCGCACCCAATTTAGCAACGGTATGGGGGATTTGGCAGCAGAACATTGCGCTTAATCAACTCCTAGAATCATCTTACACACTATGCTATGCAGCCAAATGGTATGGTGAGAAAAAGATTATGTTTGACTCTGTATATAAAACAGACCGTAAAGCAATGCTAAAGTCTATCCATAAACTCATGGATGAAGCAGACGCAATCGTTCACTATAATGGCAATAGGTTTGATATACCTATGCTTAATAAAGAGTTCCTAGAAGCTGGTATGCCACCTCCTAGCCCAGCTAAACACATAGACTTACTACAAACATCTCGTAGCAAGTTTAGATTTGTTTCTAACAAACTAGACTATATTGCACAGCGTTTAGGTCTTGGTAAAAAGACAGCTCACGAAGGTCATGAGTTATGGCTTAAAGTTATGAATAACGATAAGTCAGCATGGAAACGCATGGAAGAATACAATAGGAATGATGTTGTATTATTAGAGAAGGTATATGATAAGTTTAAAGGTTGGATAAGTAATCATCCTAATCACAATCACTTCTCAGAAGAAAGAGTATGTCCAAGTTGTGCAAGTCATAAAGTTCAACAACGTGGTTATGCAGTATTAACTGGCGGTAAATACCCAAGATTCCAATGTCAACAATGCGGTAGCTGGTTTAGAGGTAACAAAAAATTAACCACAGACAAATCAGAAAAATTCGTCAAACTATAGGATTTATTATGCAACGTTCAGAAGTAGAGATTATCTGCAATCACATGCTAGGTAGAACTATCGTATCATGCGAAGCATTACATGGTGATAGCACTATTGTTATAGAGCTAGATGATGACTCTATTATAGAGATAAGCGGAGAAGAACTATCTCTGTACTCAGAACTAACTCCGCTAGACGATTAAAGGCAGATTACAGTACCGTTAGTATTTACTTGGCATACTGTTACAGAGCCATCTGGTGCATATATAGTAGTTGTTTGACCAATAGCCTTTTCAGTTCCCCATATAGCTAGTGCAGCCATTACAACAATAAATACCCAATATATTTTATTCATCATCAAACCTTTCTAAAATAGCTTCTACTTCAGGTGGATTAACAGCATCTTCATCTCTTGTAGCTTCTAATAGCTTATTCTTATACCAATCAGACTTCTCTAAATCTTGTTGTGGATTATCTTTAAATGGATAGCGTAAGTCATATTTAAGTTTACATCCTTTTAAATAACCAATGTATTCTTCCTTAGTTAAACGACTTTTAATCACATCTATCGCCTCAATACCACCCACTAAATAATGTGGAGGTCTATTCACCATATCTACCATAACTATCCCCTTATAAATAAAAGATTTATTGCCTGATAAGTTCCAATAAAGAAACCTATAATTGCGCATACTACCATAATATAAATAATATAGTCAATTACTTTTAATATCCTATCCATTTACCATACTCCCTTCCTACAGTTACAGATACATAATTCCTATTCTTAAACCTTCTATCTAATATTTCTTTATGTTCAAGTGGTTTAGGTAAGCTAAAATATCCTTGACTTTCTAAATACTTTAATCGCACTCTATTTGTAACACATCCCTGAATGACATCCTTAATAGTGCAATTAGGATGTTCTTGCATATATTCATTAATAAATTTTGCTTGTCTTTGATCGTCTAACTTAGTGTACATTTTTAATCCCATGAGCTTGTTCTATAAGCCTAGCAAATCTAAATATTCTGTCAAGCGTTAAAACAGCATTACCACTTCCAAATGCTTCTTTATACGCTTTAATAATCTCTTCTTGTGTAAGTGGGTTAGAGTCCACCATAAGCCTCCGTTAATCTTTTACTATCATATCTTGACAATCCTTTATATTCCTCTACAGGCTCACCAGGTATTAATGGTGTTATCTTAATATGATGTGTTGTATTCTTTAAATCGTTTAAATATGATAATTGGTTAGGATGAAACGACCATAAATAAGACTTCTTTAGGTCACCAGACTTAACATCAT